CGGCGATAACGGCCAGGGTTTCCGCTTCAGTCAAACCGGCTTCAGGTGCTGGGCGGGCAGGCTCAATAACCGAATTTATCGAGCGTACCAGCTGGTCACGAGTGCGCCCCTTGAGGGTGACGCCGCAATACTTTTGTGCGAACTCCTTAGCGTCTTTTGGGCGGATATGGCCGAGATCCAGCTTAGTGATAAGTGACTGCGCAACATCGCGGTCTAGCGTCTGGGCTGTGCTCATTCCGGGCTTTCCTTGCCGGGCTTGCCGGCTTGTCAGTGGGTATGTGTCCAGTATGCCTATGTGCGGTTGCGTATTCCACTGTTAGTTGAATAACAGCCTAGATCGAATGCGCATATATCGAAGTGTTTTAATAACCGAGTGAAGCCAAGGCTGTGCGGGTAGTTCCAGGGCCAGGGCTGCCCATATGCCGGGCTATGTCCAGGGTGTGCCAGGGCTGCCCATATGCCGGGCTGTATGAATGCCGATTTATCGCCATTCGTTGCGCTGTGCGAATGCCGATTTATCCGAACTCACATTGATAGGCCAGTGCCGATTTATCGGGATTCGCGGCTGCGCGTGTGGCTCGGAGGCCGGGGCTAGAGGGGGTCGCTCGGGGTCCCATCCAGGGGGTGGGCGTTGACCGCGGGAAGCGCGGAGCCCGGTAGACGGCCATCTTCAAATTTCCCCGGGGGCTCCCCAGCTGAGTTCGGATTTTTCCGCGTTCGTGCTGGGGGTCTGTGCGGATGCCTGGATCGAGGCGGCCTGCAGGTGCCTGGCAGCGCGGCGATAGACCCAGCGCAAAGCCTTGTCCCCCGCGAGTTTGAGGGTGCTGGCCTGGTGGCCTGGTGACGGGCAAAAGAAATCCCGCTCAGTGGCGGGCTCGATGCAGCGGGAATTTCGCGAAATCAGTCTTCAGCGTTCAACTCTTGCGCCAAAGTCTCATAGGACGGACGGCGTATTTCGAACTTGTCGCCGTTGCGCAGCCCAACCACCGATCGGCCCTGCGTCGTGCCTTGGCGGAGAGAAACGATGTCAGCGGTGCGCAACAGCGCCTTCTGCTCGTCGAACATCTGGACCTCAACGAAGAGTTTCATTTCTTGTGTTTCCTCGAACGGTTGTTTGAATTTTTCAGTCTTTTTTGTAACGGTCGGGATTGAACGGAGCTGCACGGTGGCCGCTGTTCCAGGCAGGTGGACGGTTCATCGCCTCCTCATCCAGCACCGGCACTTCTTCGACCGAAGCCAGCCGGGTGGGGTCATCGCTGCTGCGCACGGCCAGCGAACCAATCTGCTGCAGCGCAAGCTCGTCGATGTGGCGGTTCAGGAAGTCGCGCAGCTGGATGGCCTGGCCCAGGGTCAGCGGTGCACCGACGTAAGCGTTGCCGTCGTAGGCCAGCAGAACGACGTTCATGCCGCCATCGGAGAAGGTGTTGACGCGGGTTACGCCGCTGGTGGTGCCGACTGCGAGCTCCAGGCTGGCGAGGACTTCAGGCGGATATGGGCGGGCACTCATTTCTGGTGGGACCCTTCGACGCCTCGGGACATGCGCTCACGAGTTCGGCTAAGCAGCGTCTCCTGGGCAAGTTGTAGGTGCTGCAGAGCCTTGCCGTTGAACTCGTTGGCGAACGGACCGGTTTGGAAGCACTCCAGGCGATCGATCAGGATGGCCAGCAGAGCCTCGTGGGTCACTCCGTTTACGCCAGCCTCTGGGATGGGGCCGTTCTGGAACAGGACGAAGTAACCCGCTTCTGCCTGGTCCTGGCGTCGATCGCGAGCGACCTCCTGGAGCAATGGCATGCTGGGGTTGGTGAACATCGCCGCCCCCTCGATCAAGTATGCGTGGTGCGCTCCGCCAGAACCTGGCTGGTCGATCACGGAAATCTGCAAAGTGTCGTTGGCGGGGTTGACTTGGTGACCGGTGAGCTTGCGGTGTTGGTTTTCCATCGTCGTCTCCTGGTGGCGGAAAGAACAACGCCGGACCCCCGTGGTGCTGGCCAGCTATGCCTGCGGTGTGGGTGGTCCGGCGTTGGTGTGGATCAGGATCAGCGGTGTGTTTTTGCGATCGACTTCGCCTGACGGTAGGCATCGCGGCCGCAGTGACCAAGGACGATCTGGCTTGCACGACCGGGGTGCTTAACCAGACGGTACTCAGCTTGACGCGGGTCGAGGCCAGCTGCACGGACTTTCTGGCGCAGGGCTTTGCATTTCTTGGCGTTCATGGGTTTGGGCTCCAGTGAGTTTGGGATTCCGCATGTGCGGGCACTGGTCAGAAATTTGGGGTGGCATAGCCCGTTGCCGGACAGATCTTCCTGGGACGAGCACCACCACTCGCTGTCGCCGTTTCCGGCCTACCCAGAATTCATCTTCAGCTCGTTGCTCGCCTGCCCAGGATCGTCCTGGGGTCCGGCTGTGGCAGAGGGCTTCGCGATAGCCCTGGGGTGGCGACCCCCGTTTTCACCACAACCGGCACGGTTTGCAATCTGCCTAACGATTCCTGCATCGGAGGTGGCTTTGCGCGACGGTGAGTGGCCGTCTGGCTTCCGCTGCTCAAGGCTCCCCCTGAGTGCCCATTCGGGTTTCTGAGGCCCGCGGCGCGCATTCACTGCAAAGTCACCTCCGATGCAGCCTGGCGAACCAGGTGATCGGCCCAGCGGTTCGCTGGGATTTGACGCAAGCGCGGGGTCGCATACTCCCGTGAAACTACGATCCTATTGGTTCCTCACCTGACCCGAAGACCAGACTTTGCGCCTTGGGCTCAGATTTGCGGTTAGGCGCGTTTTACGCTGTACCCGCTACCTTGCCCTTGCCTAACCCGAGATCGTCGCTGCTAGCGGCCCGCCAGATCGCAGCAGGGCCATTCACAGTTCGTGCCTCGGACCAATTCAACCGGATTTTGAAAATTCCACCGTTGGGAGGGTTTTCGTTGACCCGTCGAGTCGGTAGGTGAATTCTCGTCGATGACTGCACCCGTAGTCAACCATTTGTTGAAAATAAATCTGGAGGTTGCATGAAGATCTTGATCGGGGTGCTGCTTGCCCTGCTGGCCGGTCTCGGCTGGACGGCGTGGCAGCTGCGCGAGAGCTGGGCTCGGGAGGGCGAAATCATGTCGGTCCTCCAGCAGACCCAGGGCGCGCTGGCCGTGGCCACGAAGCAGAACGAGAACCTGGTCGGTCGCTTCGATGCGTTCGACCGATCCCTGCAGCGGCTCGATGCCCAGCAGGCCCAACGCCAGGCCGATCTCACCGGTCGGCTCAACACCATCCGCGACATCGTCGCTGAACCAGGAGATTCCGATGCGAGTATTTCGTGCCTTGACGTGCGTGTGCCTGCTCAGCTTGACCGCAGCCTGCGCTAAGACCCCGGCGCCGGTGGTCACCATCGAGTACCGGAACGTGTACCTGCCGGACCGTTACCTGGTCGACTGCCCGGGTGCCGAGTGGAATGGTGGGACCTACCGCAACGTCGGCGAGCTGGCGGCGATGCGGAAGACAGCCCTGCAGAACTGCAATGACCGGCTGGCCGAGGCTCGCCGGTACCAGGAGGAGATCCGGGCGAAGGACGGCCAGAAGGACCCGTAATCAAAATCGAGGGAGGGCTGACTATCGATTACGAACATCGATTACAGCCCAAACCCTTGATTTCTCTACTTTTCTTATTTTTTGTAATCAATGTAACTAAAGTAATCAATATTTACGGTGTCTACACACAAGGGCTGTTGTTGTCGTGGCGCATCACACGGTGAGGTGACGCACACACATTTCGCATCACATATAGACAGACACCCAAAAATACTGATTACATTGCATACATCGATTACAAGACCCGCTAAGCCATTGATTTATATGAGATTTACGATGTAACGGATGTTTGGGTCTCATCGATTTCATTCAGCCCGCTTTCGATTACATTACAGGCGAATTCCGATTTTTCTGAATTCGGGAAACGAAAAAGCCGCCCGTAGGCGGCTGAATTCCGATTTTTCCTAATTCGTCAGAGCAGGTCCTGTAGGTCATCCTCGCCGTCGGCTCTGTCGATTTTCTCGAATTCAAGCTGCATGCGCTCGCGACCTTCGGCAGTGAGATCATTGGTGGGGGTCAACAGCTCCAGATTTCGCGTCCAGACTCGCCGGCAAACGACCTTCCCGTTCACCCGTTCACTCACAGGACCCGCTTTAACGAAGCCAAACGGCTTCAGGAATTTACCTACACCGCTGTTTCGGATGTGGGGTGCCAGGTCGTGCAGGTCCAGGATCGCACGGAATTCCGACCACACCAGGATGTCGCTAGTGATGCCCGGGGTATCGCCGGACGCCAGCATATCCTCCAGCAGCGCGAACTCGTCGGTCTTGTTGCCCTCGGCCATGATCTGCTTGAACACGGTCATAGGGGCGCGGCCGTCTGCGTCGTAAAGGTCGCTGAATTCGTACTTGCTAAAAGCCTCCAGGAACTGCGCTGGGCGGTACTGGATGTGCTCCCAAAGCACGCGGGTGTAGATCTCGCCCTCATCTTCCTTGAGTTTCGCATGCCAGGTCAGCACCTCGCCGTTGGTGCGGAAACGGGTGAAGAGGACCGCGTAGCGGGTGTTGTCGACGTCCATGCGCAGCGCGTCATCGTCGTTGGTGGTCAGGTAGACGTTGGCGAAGTTTCGCTCGCGGCTGACGTCCTTCTGCATCCGGCGCACAGGGATGAAGTTGTTGGTTATCACCGGCTTCAGCTTGTTCAGCACCTCCTCGACCTCGCGACCAGGCACCTTCACTTCCTCAACAACGCAGAACAGCTTTTCGTAGACCCAGCCCGTGTACTTTTCGCGCAGCGCATCACTGTTGATCACCGAGCAGTTCGTGTCACCGATCAACTTGGCCACAAGATCAGCCAGCAGGGACTTGCCCTCGTTCTCTGCGCCCTTGACCAGCAGAGCGTACTTCAGCTTTTTCTCGGGGAAGCGCACGCAGTGGACCAGGAAGTCCATAACGATGCAGCGGTGCTCCTTCTCCGGGAACAGGTCCTCTAGCAGCCGCTTCAGCAGCTTCACGCCATCGCGACCCTTGTAGCCACCTGACTCGACAATGGGGGCGCGATATGTGTTGGCGAATAAGCAGCCGTCCTCCTCGAACAGTTCGGCGCCGCCAGGCAGGTACCGAGTCGTGTAAGGTTTTGGTATCTGGAAGCCGAGCCACGCGAGATCTGCGGCACATACGCGCGGCAGGCCCAGGGCATTTGCGCCTGAGTTCTCTAACGCTTCGCCCATGAATCGTGCATTGAAACCCTCCTTCGGCAGCAGCTCCTTGGTACCCAGGTGCATGAACTTGTTGTCCTGGGAGAGGTAGACCCAGGGCTTCAGCCAAGCAGGGGCCTCCTGGCCCTCGAATTTTTTCACCAGGTCAGCCGTGGTCGGCGCCAGCATCTTCCGGGCCTGGGCCTTGGTGATTTTCTCCCCGGTCAGCTCCTCGAATTTCTTCTGCAGATCCGGCGCGACCAGGTCACGGTGCAGGTCACGGAAGATGTCGATCGGCGCAGCGCGGACGACGTCAACCCGTCGCTCCAGGTCGCTGAGGCTGGTGGCCTTGGCGAAACTGCGCTTTACCTTGGCAAGGATCTTCTCGGTGGTCGGCGGTTTTTTCTTCTGAGGCGTGCCGCCAACTAGGTCATCGTCATCTTCTTCAGGCTCGTCATCGTCTTCATCGGGTTCGTCATCGAGCTCGTCCAGCATGTCAATCACGGACTGGTTGCGCTCGTACTCGACCTCCTGCTCGACTTCAGCCAGGTGCTCTGCAACGCCTTCTTGCTTTTCTGCCCACTCGGCCATCGCCTTGTAGCTCGGCCACTCGACCGGCGACATGCCGTCCAGGTCGAAGTCGTCGTCGAGGTGGCCGAAAAGGTGGATGCGCCCGAGGTCGAAGATGTTGTGCTGACCGCGTGCAGCATCGGAGCCGTGGTCCGACTGGACGAAGGCGTCCTCGTAGATCCGCACACTGGGCGCGCCGGTGGCGCCATGGGGGATGTAGCGACCTTCAGCGGACTGGTAGATGTCGCTCAGGAACTCTTCGATGAAGGTGGTCGGGTGGAAGGCGCGGTGCAGCGCCGTGATAATCGGGGCCTGAGCCTTTTTGTCCTCCGGGTGCTCGATCTTCTTGAGGCTGAACGACTTGATCGACTGCCCCTGCAGCAAGGGCCAACTATCCGGCTTGTCCACTGGGTACTTTTTCAGGATCGCCGTCGGATCCAGGAACTCGCCGTCGACTGCCAGCGAGAAATACTCGGCATCGCTGCAGACGCTGGGGTAGAACATCACCTGGGCGCTGACGTAGGTCTCGGAGCTCACAGCCTTCATGTCCGGGTCGATTTTCTCGCCCAGGCCACAGACGATCGGCACGTACTCTTCCGGGGTCACGTCGCGGGTCAGCGGGATCAGCACGCGCAGCCGCGGTTTCTCGTCAGTATGCTTGCGAGTGGTGTGCACCAGGTAGGCCAGGCCGCTGAGCGCAGGGATCGAGCCGGTCTGTTTGAGGTCATCCCAGATGGCCTCGGCGTGGGTGTCGATGTCGAGAGTGACCATCGAGCGGAATTCCAGGTGCTGCGCATCGCGCAGGCCATCTCGGAAAGACCCGCCCACGAAGGCACCATTCACGTTTTTGCGTAGGGACTGTTGGCTGGTCGGCAGGGCCAGGTAGTCGTCCATGGTCAGATCATCGACATGCGCTTCGCGGAAAGCCTCAATGATTGCTGCCCAGGTGGTCTTCTTGTTCTGCGAGCGGCCGAGCCTGAGCAGAGAACCCCCGCGGCATACGGCGATTACCAGCGACCGTGTTTTCTTGCCTGGTTGGCTGGACATCAGTTTTCCTCCAGGTAGCCTGAAGGCAGAGGGACGCCCGTCTGTCTCAGGAAGTCCCGTCCGGCGGACAGGTAGTTTTCGTAATCGGCAGCCGGCAACACGCCGGACGCCAGGTAAGCCCGGCAGGCTGCAGCCAGCTCTACGGCTCGGTACAGGATCAGCGTGGTTCCGATCGCCGTCTGCAGGTATTCGAGGCGCGCTTCGATGAACTCAGCTGCACGCAGACGTTGGTGGTGCATCTCCAGTATCGCCAAGTACATCGAGGGAATGTTCTGGCTGTTCGAGCAGCGCCAGATCTTCACGGTCTGCTTTGAGCGCCCAGTGAGTTTGGCGACGTCTTCGATAGAGAGGCGGCAGGCTGCCATGAGGTCCAGCAATCGTTGGGTGTTTTCTTGCGGGGGCATCGGGTGCGCTCCGAGGTTCTGATTTCAAAACCAAGGATACGGGAGACAGGGGCCGCTGGGCAACCATCAGAGGAGAATTACACCAGCGGTTGAATCAGATCACAAACGGAATGAGCTCGTCCTGCGTCAAGCGACCATCGGCGACTTCCACCAGCTTCGACACGAACTTCGGAGGGACCTTGTCGGTCTCGATCCAGCGGTAGACGTACTGGTAGGAGATCCCCAGCGCGGGGGCCAAGGTCTTGCGAATGCTGCCAGGGCCATCCTTTTGTGGAGGGCAGGCTTTGACCAGCAGGCTGTGCAGCTTCGTGTGAGCCGGGCGGGATGTGCGCCGGCCGGTGGCTTCTTTCATCGCGGCATTCCATGGTTAGTTGAATAGGCGCATCATACGTGCGGGCGCCAGTATTGAGCAAGTCGGATAAGCAACCACGCTGGGCCACTTTCAACCATCACAAGTTATTTTCAACTATCAGTTGACTACGGGTGCTCGGGTATGGATACTTGGCGGCAACTCGACACGAACCGCCGAGCACATCAACTGGAGAAATTGCATGTCCCTCATCCCAAGCACTATCGCAATCAACCTGAGCGTTGCGTTCAACACTGAAACCCTGGCTGCCGTGAATGGCCTGGCCGCTGCCATCAGCGCTTCGGGCAACGCAGGCGCCGCTCCAGCCGCCGCAGCCGCGAACGTGAAAGCCGCTGACAAGGGCCAGGCCAAAGACACCAACACTGGCGGTGATGCTAGCAGCGACAGCCCGGCGGTCACCATCTACTGGTTCAGCTCGGCGAACGACACCGTGGGCACCGTCGACAGCGAAGAAGCCTTCAAGGCGCTGAAGAAGAAGGACGCCAAGGTCGTCAAGATCACCGAAGCCAAGTACCAGGCCAAGCTGGCCGAGCTGGAAAAGGCCAAGGCCGCAGCCGAAGCTGACGACGATGATGATGAAGTACCCACCGAGCAGGATCTGATCGACGCCTTTGGTGCTTACCTCGATCCGAACCTGGACGAAGACGTGAAGACCGAGCGCCGCGCGTTCGTTGGCCCGATCGTCAAGCGCTTCGGTGCCAAGAAGGCTTCGGCCATCCCTGAAGAGCACCGCAAGCTCGCGCTGAACCTGCTGGCACGCAAGGTCGCAGGCGAAGATGTCGACCCTGAGAACGACGAGTTCCAAGAAGTCGACGAAGACGCCAGCCTGGTCTGATCTTGCAAGTGGGGCGCCTGCGGGCGCTCCTCTGGAGCCGAATGTGACTGCACACCACCGATACTCGCCATCCAGCGCCGAAATGTACTTTGCGTGCCCCGGCTCGCTCGCCAAAAGCGACGGTCTGCCGGATGAAACCAGCGAGTTCTCAAGCGAAGGTACCGCGGCCCACGAAGTCCGTGAGCTGTGCCTGCGCGACGGCAAGGATGTCCAGGACTTCGTCGGCGAGTGGATCAAAGCGGACGACCTGTACTTCGAGGTCACTCCAGACTGGGTACACTATCTGCAGCCGGGCATCGATCGTATCCGGGAGGCCAAAGGCTTCACTTGGGTCTTCGAGCACCGCACCCAGATGGACCCTTGGATACCAGGTGGCTTCGGCACGCTGGACGCCGGGGGCATCTCGAAGGACCTGATCATCATCGATGACCTGAAGTTCGGTCGAGGTGTGGTGGTCGAGGCGGAACGCAACAAGCAGCTGATGATCTACGCCCTGGGCTTCTGGATGAACTACGCCAGGACCCGGACCAAGGCCAAACGCTTCTTGCTGCGGATCGACCAGCCGCGTGTGATCGGCAAGGGAGACGAGTGGTACGTCGAGCTCGATGAGCTGCTGGCGTTTGCTGAAGAGCTGGAGGCTGCGGTCAAACGCACCCTCGACCCCAACGCACCACTGAACCCCGGCCCGAAGCAGTGCCAGTTCTGCCGAGCGGCGCGCAACCTGCGCTGCGAAGCACTGGACGCCTTCGTGCTGGATCTCCTGGGCCTGGTACCCGAGGACCTGGATAAGCTCTTCACGGAGAAACCGGAATTGATCGCTACCGACACCATGACACCCGAACGCCGCAGCTACGTGCTGAACCACGCTAAGCTGATCAGCAGCTGGTTGAACACGGTCCGCTCGACGGCACTGCATGACGCCATCCAGGGCGAAGAGGTCCCAGGCTTCAAGGCAGTCGCTACCGAGGGTGACCGTGCCTGGGCCAGCGAGCAGCAGGCCGAGGAGTTCTTCAAGGGGAAAATCCCTGACAAGGACCTGTATAATCGCAAACTGAAGTCGCCAGCACAGATGGAACTGGTCGTTGGCACCCGGAACTGGACGAAAGCCCAGGACCTGATTGTCCGGCCCGAAGGCCCTCCGGCCTTGGTACCGGAGTCCGACAAGCGGCCAGCATTGCTGCCGTTGAGCGAATTGCTCGATGCGCTCCCGGACATGGACGACGATGAGATCGAGGATGATCTGGTCGGCTCCAACACAACCGCACAACCGAAAGCCCCAATCTACGACGACCTCGTCTAAGGAATCACCGAAATGACCGATAAAAAACCAGCTCGTGAAGGCGTTGTTACCCTCAAGAACGTTCGCCTTTCGTTCCCACACCTGTTCACCCCGACGGCTTCGATCGAAGACGGCCCGAAGAAGTATCGCGCCACCTTCCTGATCGACCCCAATACCGAGCACGGCAAGGCCAACATCAAGGCGATCAAAGCCGCGATGGATAAGGCTGCGCTAGGTGTGTGGAAGACCAAGGAGAAGGCCGACAAGATCCGCGCCAAGCTGGACAGCGATCGCTCCGGTCTGCGCGACGGTGAGGACGCCACCAACAAAGAAGGCGACGTCTACGCCGGCTACGAGGGCATGATGTTTATCGGTGCCACCAACGGCAAGAAGCCGAAGGTCCTGCGCCGCGACAAGTCCCCTATCGACAGCAGTGAAGCGGCCGAGATTTACGGGGGCTGCTACGTCAACGCCGTCATCAGTATCTGGGCCACCAACCAGGAGAAACACGGCGGGAACGGCATTTTCGCCACCCTGGAAATTGTCCAGTATTACAAGAAGGGCGAGCCGTTCGGCGCGGCCGAGCTGGACGAAGACGACTACCTGGAAGACATGGGCGAGGAGGAGGACGAGGACGAAGACGGTCTCGTCTGAGCCCCAACCCCAAAAAAGGGCGCTTCGGCGCCCTTTTCTTCCACTGGAGGTAGGAAATTCAACCGATGACAGAAAGGACGATACATCTCGACTTCGAAGGCCGCAGTGCCGCGCCTTTCGGCAAGCAAGCCGGGAAGAAGGGCGTCAGTGCGATCCAGTACGCCCAGCACCCCACTACCGAGATTCTTTGGGCGTCTTACGCCTTCAACGACGGTCCTATTCAGCGCTGGCGCGCATATCTCGGCGAGCCGTTCCCCGAGGATCTGGCGCAGGGGGTTCGCGACGGTTGGATCGTCTGCGCGCATAACGCCGGCTTCGAGCACCTGATCTGGACCCACGTACTGCAGGGGGCACACGACCTCCCGCCGCTGCCGATAGAGCAGATGGACTGCACGGCCGCGCGCGCTGCGATCATGGCGCTGCCCCGCGACCTCGACGGGGTGACCAAAGCGTTGGGCATGGAGCATCAGAAAGACGAGGAAGGCCACAAGCTGATGCTGAAGCTGTGTAAGCCGCGGAGGCCTCGCAAAGCAACCAAGACCCGAGCCGCGGAAGACCCAGACGGCATCTACTGGCACGAAGACCCAGCCGACATCGAGCGCCTGGGGCTTTACTGCGACCGTGACGTCGAGGCCGAGCGCGGCCTGGATAAGGTGCTGGCGCCGATGACCCGCTACCAGCGTGAGCAGTGGCTGCGCGTGCACAGGGCCAACATGCGCGGTGTCGTGGTCGACATCGACTTCGTGCGTAGGGCCAAGGCCGTCGATGAGGTGGTTCAGGCCAGATACGATAACCGCCTGGCCGAGCTCACCGATGGCGGCGTGACTTCGGTCACCGCGATCCCGG